CCAGATTCAATCTGTGGACAATAATTTCATGCGACAAAATGACCCGCGTATGCCGCTGTTTGCCGAAAGACAATCGACAGTCAGCAGAGGAAGCGGATTTGGTTCTGGTTCAAAATAAAGGAGCTTTAAATGGCTTATCCCACGGTCTCGGCCCCCTACGGCCTAAAACCGGTCAATCTGATCGGAGGTCAGGTATTCGCGGGTTCTACCCGAGAAGTACCTATTCAGTATGGTGAAGCAACAACCATTTACTATGGCGATTTCGTCAAAGTGGCTCAAGGCTTTGCTCAACGTTTGGCTGTTTCCACCGGCGGTGGCGCATCCGGAATGGTTGGTGTCTTTTTGGGTTGTTCTTACACAAACCCATTGACCAAGCAAAAGCAATTTGCTCAATACTGGCCCGGCGGTACGCTGGCTGGTGACGCTGTCGCTATTGTTTGTGACGATCCTGACACTGTGTTCAAAGCAGTTGTTTGCTCATCTGGTACAACAGTCGCATCTGGCAGCTACGCCATGATCGGTCAGAACTACCAAATGATTAACACTACTGGTAGCACTGCGACAGGTAACTCCTCAAACGCATTGTTGTATTCAGCTACATTGACTACAAGCACCTTCCCAATGCGCGTTGTTGGTGTCGTGCCTGATACAGCATCTCCTGTGTCTGCAACAGGTAGTTCTTCAAGCACTACCATTACCCTCACCGGTTCTGGTCTGCCAAGCGCTATCGTTGCTGGTACTGATGTGTCTTACGTTGCTTCCAATAATCAGATCGTCCGTACAGGTTCTTTTGTGACAACAGCAGCCTCAGCAGGCGCAACAAGCATCACAATTAACGTGGCAACAACTTCATTGGGATTGACAGGAACAACTATCCCTTCCAGTTCAACTATTGTGTTTACTCAAATTCCAGAGATGCTCGTCAAGATCAACTTTGGTATCCATGAGTATTACACTGCCACCGCAGTCTAAGGAGTAACTTAAATGGCTATTTCACGCGCACAACTGTTAAAAGAACTCCTTCCCGGACTGAATGCATTGTTTGGTCTGGAGTACGCACGTTACGGTGAAGAACATAAAGAAATTTATGAAATCGAAACCTCTGAGCGTTCTTTTGAAGAAGAAACGAAACTTTCAGGTTTCTCTGCTGCACCTGTTAAGAACGAAGGCTCAGCCATCGCTTATGACAATGCACAAGAAGCTTTCACAGCACGCTACAACCACGAAACCATTGCCTTGGGCTTTGCGATTACGGAAGAAGCAGTTGAAGATAACCTCTACGACTCCTTGTCTGCTCGCTACACCAAAGGTTTGGCTCGTGCAATGGCATACACCAAGCAGGTAAAAGCTGCTGCTACATTGAACAACGGTTTCTCTGCTGCTTATACCGGCGGTGATGGCGTTGCTCTTTTTAGCACTGCACACCCCTTGGTCAACGGTGGTACCAACGCCAACACTCCTGCTACTCAAGCCGACTTGAACGAGACTTCTTTGGAAGCCGCCGTGATTGGTATCGCTGCTTGGACTGATGAGCGTGGCCTGTTGATTGCTGCTAAACCACGCAAGCTGATTATTCCGCCTGCATTGATGTTCGTTGCTACCCGCTTGCTCGAAACTGAGTTGCGCGTTGGTACAAACAACAACGACATTAACGCAATCAAGAATAACGGTTCAATCCCTGAAGGTTACACTGTCAACCACTACTTGACAGACACCAATGCTTGGTTCTTGACGACAGACGTACCTAACGGTTTGAAAATGTTCGTTCGTACTCCGCTGGCTAACAGCATGGACGGCGACTTTGATACCGGCAACGTGCGTTACAAAGCCCGTGAACGTTATTCGTTCGGGTTCTCTGATCCATTGGGTGTTTTTGGTTCCTCTGGTTCGTTCTAATGATAGGGGGGCCTTGTGCCCCCTTTTCTTTTGGTGTATATTGCCGACATCTGGGTGATTGCTTTTACCGCCACTGCCCCAGCAGACGATGCAACGATTGGTAAAAGCTCTTTTGCATAAGGATTCTTATCATGGG